TGGTGGAAAAAACCGCGTACGAGTTCCTAAAAACGCGTTCTTTATGCAATCGCAAAGGACTTAAATGCCAGGGCCGCCGCCGAAGGATCCGGCAGTCCGTCAACGTCGAAACAAAAAAGCCGAGGCTACCGAACTCACGGCGCCGACCGATGTCCGCGTGCCGGCGATACCGAATCCGGATAAGCGGAAATGGCATAAGCTCACAAAAATATGGTGGCGTAATGTCTGGCGCTCGCCGATGGCGCCGCGCTACCTGAATTCGGATCGAGATCAACTCGGCTTTGTCGCCTTACTCGTCGACGACTTCTACCTTGCAGGGAACGCCAAAGAGCGGCGCGAACTCGCCGCGGAGATCCGGCAGCAAACGGCGCGCTTCGGCCTCTCGAATTGGGACCGAAATCGAATGAACTGGACGGTGACGGAAGCGACCGACAAGAAGCCGGCGCCGCAAGCCTCGACCACGCCGACCGGCACGGATCCGCGGAAGCTTTTGAAGTTCAACAAATGACTATATGTGGCTAGACATCGACGAGGCCGCGGCGCTCATCGGACTATCGCGCCGGCATTTTCGCCGCAAGTACATTAACGGTGAGAATGAACAGGGACTTCGGATTCGCGGCCACCTGTTTCCGGGTAGCAAGCAAAAGCGGCTTCGGTTCTTACGTGCGGACGTCGAACGCCTGAAGGGATCGATAGCGGCATGAGCGTGCTGATGGTTCCGGATGACCGCCGGAAAGTCTGGCCGAGCCTCGGCGCGCAAGTCTGTCAATGGATCGAAGAAAATCTTGTTTACGGGCCGGGCGATCTCCGCGGACTGCCGGCGAAGCTCGACGATGAAAAGCGCTGGCTCGTGTGGCGGCTTTACGAAGTCTTTCCGAAAAAACATCCGCAAGCCGGCCGACGCCGATTCAAGCGTGCCGGAATTTCGCTCGCGAAGGGAACGGCGAAGACGGAATTCGCGGCTTGGATTGCCGCCGCCGAGCTACATCCGAGCGCGCCGGTCCGCTGCGTCGGCTGGAAGGGTAGCGAGCCGATCGGTGGACCGGTGACGGATCCTTTCATTGTCCTGTCGGCTTACACGGAAGAGCAGTCGGACGAACTCTGCTACGGTGCACTCAAGGCCGTTCTCGAGAACAGTCCGCTTGTGAATGATTTCGATATCGGTCTCGATCGGATCATGCGGGCCAAGGGCGACGGAAAGGCTGTGTCTATTGCCGGCGCGCCGAATGCACGAGACGGTGCGCGGACGACATTCCAAGTCTGCGATGAAACCCACTGGTGGACGCTCGAGCGACTGAAGCGCGCGCATCAGACGATGTTGGCCAATATTCCCAAACGAAAACTCGCCGACGCCTGGACGCTCGAAACAACTACGGCACCGGAACCCGGTAGCGGGTCTGTTGCTGAGGCGACGTTTGAATACGCGCGCCAGGTCGACGGCGGTAAGGTTAAAGACGAGCGCCTCTTTTTCTTTCACCGGCAAGCCGACGAGCGCTACGACATCAAGGCAGAGACGCCGGCGAAGTACAACCTTCGAAATCAAGAAGCCGTCCGGGCCGCAGTGATTGAGGCTTCTGGCCCAGCTGCGGTCTGGCGCGATATTGAATCGATTGTGCAACTCTTCGCTGATCCAACGACCGACTTGGCTTACGCGGCGCGCGTCTACTGCAACCGGCTGATGCGCTCAACGCGGAAGGCGTTCGACGTTCAGAAATTCAAATCCTTGCGCGCGCCGAATCCGGTTCAGCCGGGCGACTCAATCGCGCTCGGCTTTGACGGTTCGCAGACCGACGATAGTACTGGGATTGTTGCGACACATCTCGCAACCGGCTTTCAGTGGGTGCCTGGGCTTTGGGAATGCCCGTATGGAACACAAGCAAAAGAGTGGCGCGTGCCGGCGCATGAAGTCGACGACACATTCCGGGCGCTCTTTCAGGCTTACAACGTGATTCGCGTCTACGCGGACCCGCCGTACTGGCAAAGCTGGGTTTCCAAATGGGCCGGGGAGTACGGCGATAAGGTATTTATCGAATGGTGGACGAACCGGCGCAAGCCGATGAGTTACGCGCTCGAAGCCTATGACACGGCGATCAAGGAAGGCGCGCTCTCACACGACGGAAACGGCGATCTCGCGCGGCATATCGGCAACGCGCACAAGCGGTACTTGAACGAGAAAGACGCCGATACCGGTAAGGCGCTTTGGCTGATCGAAAAAGAGCGATCGGATTCGCCAAACAAAATTGATTTAGCCATGGCCGGCGTACTATCGAACGAAGCGCGTAACGATGCGATCAAGGCCGGCGCGCTGCAATCCGGCTGGGGCCCGGTTGGGTCCTCGACGGATGAAGCGAAGCCGGCTGAGACCGAACAGAAAGACGATTTCATTCCAGTCGGCGCGGGTGAGACCTGGTGATCCAGTGGCTGCGAAAAGCATTTTCGCGGATGATCCACGCCGGCGCGGCCGCCATCTTCAGCTTGCTTCCGCGCACGAAGTACGACTACGCGCGCGAAGTCGGCCGCGGCTACGGCTCCTCCGTGGTGATGGCGCCGGTCAAGTTCATCCAGCGCGTCTTCCCGGAAGCGCCACTCAAAATCCGCAAGAAATTTCAACTCGACAGTGTGGTCGAGGATCATGCGCTGGTTCGGTTGATTGCGCACCCGAATACGCACTACAGCGGCAACGCGCTCTGGCGCGCGACAATCGCCTGCTACATCCTCGACGGCAACGCCTATTGGCTCAAAGTCCGAAGCCGGCTCCTGGGCGTCGCTGAACTCTGGTGGATTCCGCCCTGGTTGATGACGCCAAAGCACGATCCAGCGAAGAACGAATTCATCACGCATTACGAATACATGGTGGGCGGTCAGGCCGTCGATGTGCCGGTATCGGAAGTGGTTCATCTTCGCAACGGCCTGGATCCGCGTAATCCGCGGCTGGGCATGTCTGATCTCCATTCCGTCCTTCGGGAAGTCTTCAGCGACGACGAGGCTTCGAATTTCACGGCTTCTTTATTGCGCAATATGGGCGTGCCGGGCGTGATCATCTCGCCGAAGACCACGAGCATCAGTGCCACTGATGCGCAGGATGCAGAAAAGATCTTTGATCAACGTTTTGGCGGCGACCGCCGCGGCAAAGCCATCGTCATGCGCGGCGCGACGGACGTGCATCAGTTCGCCTGGTCGCCGGCGCAATTGGAACTCTCGAGCGTCCGCGATGTCTCGGAAGAGCGAGTCTGCGCAATTCTCGGTATTCCGGCCGCCGTCGTTGGATTCGGGAGCGGCCTGCAGCAAACGAAAGTTGGGGCGACGATGCGTGAACTCGTGCAACTCGCCTGGATCAGCGGAATCATTCCGATGCAACACGCCATGGCCGGCGATCTCGAGAATCAACTACTAGTGGACTTCGAAGGCAATCCGGACACGTTTGAGTGTTTCTTCGATGAAGCGATGGTCCAGGCGCTCCAGGAGAACGAGGTCGAGCGGGCGCGCCGGCTCGATATCGGCGTGCGTGGCGGCTGGATCAAGCGCAGTGAGGCGCGGCGCGGCGTCCGATTGCCGGTAACGGCCGACGACGAAGTCTACATCATGAATCCGAACATGATTCTCGTAACGCCAGATGGAAAGCCCATCAATGGAGACGACAATGAAGCTGACGAAGACGTTTCGAATCAAGTCAATTGACGACGCTAAAGGCGAGGTGTCGGCCGTAATTGCCACGCTTAACGTGAAAGATCACGATGGCGACGTCACGTTAAAGGGTGCCTTTGGTGAGCAGGAAGCGCAAATTGTGCCGACGCACGACTGGGGCTCTGTTCCGCTCGGACGCGCCGTGATCAGCGAGAAGGGCGACGACGTCGTTGCCAAGATGCGCTTCAACCTCGACATCCCGGACGCGCAGAAGTGGTATTCGGCGATCAAGTTCGATTTTGACGCGGGCAAACCGCTACAGGAATACAGCTACGGCTACGAGATCAAAAAGTCCGATAAAGGCGAATTCAAAGGGGAGCGCGTTCTGTTCCTGAAGGAACTCCGCGTCATCGAAGTCTCGCCGGTCCTGCTCGGCGCCGGCATCGATACCGGCACATTATCCGTCAAAAAGCGCGGCAATAAGGCCTGGGCCGAGGTGGCCGGCAGCTGGGAAGCGATTCAACGCGCACTGCGCAACGCCGCCAGTACAGTCCTTAACGATCCATATTGCTACCTCGAGGCCACACTCGACGACACGATCATTGTCGTCAGCATGAAGTGGGACGGGACGCAGTGGCTCGACTCTTATTATCAATTCGACTGGACGTTGAATGGAGACGGCAGCGTGACGCTGTCGAATAGGCAGGAAGTTCAACTCGATCTTGTAGTGAGCCTGAAAGGGCTCGACTACGCCGAACATCTCGACTCTGCGGTGAACGCAATCGAGCAGCTAAAACGTCGGAGTAAGGTGCGCTCTGCCCGACGCGAGAAAGAAGGCCGGGCCCTATCGCGTGCGAACTGGGACCGGTTGAACACTCTTCACGCCGATCTTGGGGCATTCCTCACGGAAACGTCTCCGGATACCGGTACAGATGCAGAGAAAGCATACGCCGCGTTCCTCGAGATTTCGACGAAGGCCGCGCGGCAATCCAACAGGAGCTAAATTCCATGATTCCAAAATCCGACAAAAAGCGAATTTGGGCGCTCGAGTGCTGCCGCGGCTACACGGCGACGCCCGTTCACAATCCGAACATGCTCTTCGGTCTCGGCTTGGTGCTTATTGCCATGCTGATTCTGACAGTCTTTACGTTCGCTGCTACGACGGCCGGCGAAGCCGGTACGGTGCTGGCGATCGTGCCAAATGTCGCGTTGATTGAGGCGCGCAAGAAACTCGAGGCGAAGCAAAAGGAACTCGAGAAGGTCTTCGAAGAGGCAAAGACGCCCGCCGGCGAACTGGATTTCCGGAAGGTCGCCTGCCTCGGTACAGGCCTGACCACCGTGGCGATCGCCGAGAAGGTGCGCAGTATGAACACCGAACTCAACGATCTCCACGATGAGTGCATGAAACTGGTCGAAGCCGAGAAGGCCGCCGGAACACTCGACAGGCTCAAGGGCCTGCGCCATCCGGATCCGGATCCCGACATGGGCGATCGCCGGCAGAAGCAAATCAAGGCGATCGGCGACCTGATCACCAACGACCAATACGTGCAGCATTTCATCAAAGAGCGGCGGAAGGACGCTGCCGGCCTCGTGATGAACTTCCCGGATCTGTGGCCAAGCGACATACTGGCGGCAGGCGCACACTTCAAGACGCTGATGGAAACGACGGCCGGCTGGGCGCCGGAATCCATCCGTATTCCTGGTCTCGTTGTCGATAAGGTCACTCGTCCGATTCAATTGCTCGACATCCTGCCGATGGGCCAGACCGGCATGGAAAAAGTGGTCTACATGGAGGAAACCACGCGCACGCACTCTGCGGCAGAAAAAGCAGAAGGCGTGGCTTTTGCTGAGTCTGCGTTCGCGCTGACGGAGCGTGAATCCAGCGTCCGCAAGATTACCGATTCGTTGCCGGTCACGGATGAACAGTTGGAAGATGTGCCGTTCGTATCCAGCTACGTCAACGGCCGCCTCACCTTCGGCCTGCGGCAGCGCCTGGATACGCAGGTGCTCATCGGTGACGGCAGCGCGCCGAACCTGCGCGGCATCAAGAATATCGTTGGGATCCAGACTCAGGCAAAGGGCGCCGATCCGATTCCGGACGCGTTCTTCAAGGCCATGACGAAGCTGCGGGTGACGGGCCGGGTCATGCCCACGCATCACATTATTCATCCGACCAATTGGGAATCCGTGCGTTTGCTGCGAACGGCGGACGGCATCTACATTTGGGGCAATCCATCGGAAGCAGGCCCGGAACGTATGTGGGGTTTGCAAGTCGTGCAATGCGACATCGATTCGGCCGGCACCGGCTATGTGATCTCGGCCTTGCCGCAGTGGATGTCTCTGTTTGAGCGCCGCGGCATCGATGTGCAGGTCGGCTACGTTGGCGATCAATTCAAGGAAGGCAAGCGAACGATCCGCGCTGACATGCGCGATGCGTTCGTCGTTTTCCGTCCTGCGGCAATTTGTAGTGTGACCGGTCTCTAATCGCTGTCGTTCTTCATCAAAAAGGGGTGGGCCTTCCACCCCTTTTTCCTTTTGGGAAAGGAGTCAAGTCCATGCCAGTCATTGAAAACAACAAGCCCGTGTTCGGCAGCGAGATCGATGGCGCTCAATTTCGGATCTTCCGCCGAAAGGTCACAATTACCGCGGCGCAGTTGCTCGCGCTCAATGCGACGCCGCGCGAGCTCGTTCCGGCGCCTGGTGCCGGCCTCGCCAATATTTTCGAAGGTGCCGTCATTCGAAAGCCTTCCGGTACGGCATATGGCGGTATCGCTGCCGGCGAAGATCTGTCGGTGAAGTATACCGATGGATCCGGGGCGGAAGTCGCGCAGTGTGAAACGACCGGCTTCCTCGATCAAACTACCAACCAGGTGCGGTTCGTCCAGGGCCATCGCGCCGCGTCTCTCAATTCAGCAATCACACCGGTAGACAGCGCCGCGCTCGTGCTGCACCTGCTCGTGGGTGAAATCACGACCGGTGATTCCGACCTGAACATCGAAGTGTGGTATCGCGTCGTCGACATGACGCCGTAACGATCTCGTGAGCCTCACACTCCACCGCCTCGAGAAGGAGCAACCCATGTCCGACCGACCGAAAGCGGACCGGCGGCTGTATTTCAACGCCGACCGCACTGAACTCGTCGAGGAAGGCGACCCACGCGGCGCCTTCCTCGCCTGCGCGTCTGGGGATCCGATACCGGAAACGACGAAGCAGGACAAGCCGGCCGAGCCTGAAACGAAAGCAAAGGACAAGGCCGAGGATAAAGCCGCGCCGAAAGTTCCAAACAAAGGAAAGAAACCGACTACCTAAGCGAGAAAAACCATGCAAACGAAAATCGTTGAAGGCATTTTCCAAGGCCAACTCCCGGGATTCAGTTCTCGAGCGAACCGGTTCAAGCGGGCGCTCGTTCGCTTTCTGATTCGCGCCGGCCAGTTCATCAAGCCGATTTGCCCGCGGATCAACTCCTATTGCGTCTACTTCGCCTGGCACGTCTTACCAATCCGTGGCGGATCCTGGGGCGATACCTTTGCCAATGACCTGCTCAAATTGATTTTGCAGGCGACAGCCATCGCCAATATTGCCGACAACGCCGCGAGCTCGCCGCTAACGCAATTGCATTGGGCGCTCCATACAGCCGATCCGCAGACCGGCAACCAACAGACGAGCGAGATCGCCTACACGAGCTATACGCGCGTCTCGGTCAACCGGACATCGGGCGGCTTCACGATAACCGGCGACGTCGCGAATCCAGCGGCGAATGTGGACTTCCCGGCCGGCACGGGCGGCAGCGGGACGGCGACACATGCCTCGATCGGCACGGCGTTCAGCGGTACGGGGAAAATTCTAATTTCCGGCGCACTGACGCCAAACATAGTCTGCGGCAACGGAATCACGCCGCGCATTCCAACCTCTAGCACGATCACCGCGAGTTAATAGCCGTGGCCGACGACATCCAAATAAACGCAGGGGCCGGGCCGGCTGTAGCGACCGACGATGTCAGTAATCGCCATTTTCAGCTCATCAAGCCAGCATTCGGCGTGGATGGTGCGGCGACGCTGGTCGCGGATGCCGCCGGCAGCCGCCTCCCGGTCGAACTCGGCGATGACAGCTCCAAGACGTTGCAGGCATCACAGACCGCCGCGACTTCAAACGGGACCACGACACGCACAACCACAACCGGCTTGGGCAAGTACTGCGATATCCAAATCTTAATCAATATCACCAACGGCGGCGCGGCCACTGGAACACTTCAATTGTTCTTAGAAGACAGTTTTGACGGCGGCACGACTTGGAACGATCTCGTCGCAAGCAATAACTTCACATTCGGCGCGCCTGTGATCACTCAAATTTTTTCAATTGCTGGCAGGCTCGCAACCACACAAGTGCAAGGGAGCGCGGCGCAACAAGAGACGCTTACTGCCGGTAACGTGCGCCAAGGTCCCTGGGGGGATCGCATTCGCGTGCGAGAAAAAGTCTCAGGCGTTAGTGGCTCGCCGACCGGTCCGCAGTACACCATTACCGCCGTCTTCAAGAGGTAAGTTATGAATCTGATTATAGAAATTCTCTTTGCAATGCTGCCGCTTCTGCCAGCGGTCGCGCCTCAAAAGCTGACAACGACTCAGCCGACGATTCCGTGTGATTCCACGACGATCACGAACTGCGCGACTGTCACCGATGGCAACCAGCACGTCAACGTCTCTGCAATTTCTGCAACTCCGAGCGGGCCACAGACGGGCGTGAACTCGGATTCTGTAGTGTGCGCAACCGATACGCGCTGCATTGTGGCCGGACCGGATGCAAATGGGGCGGCCGCCACTGGAAACCCGGTCAGGATCGCAGGCAAGGAGGGATCGGGCAATATCCGAGACCTGCGCGTCAACGCATCAGGGCGCGCCGAAGTTGATGTTAATACGATCAGCGGCGTGGGTATCGCGACAGGCAATGGCGTGACGGGCACGGGCAGCCAGCGCGTGACAATCGCCTCGGATAACACGGCGTTCTCGGTGAATCCGCTATCCGCGACGGCGCCGGTCTCAACGATGAATAGCGCCTCAGCGAATGCTGGACTGAATACTGCCGCTGCGGGTGTGTTCGACGACACTACGCCGACGTCGATCACGGAGAATAATTTCGGGTTTTTGCGGATGTCGGCGAACCGAAATCAATATACGACGATCCGGGACGCCGCCGGCAATGAACGCGGCGTTAATGTCACTGCAGGAAACGCGCTCGTCGTGGATGCAAGTGCAACGACGCAGCCCGTGAGCGGTACGGTGACCGTCGGCGCTTTCCCCGATAACGAACCTTTCAACGTCGCGCAAATGAACGGTGTGGCGGTCACGATGAATAACGGCGCGGCCGGTACTGGTGTGCAGCGCGTCACACTCGCGAACGACTCGACCGGCAATATCGCGACGATCGGCACAAGCGTCAATCCCGGCAACGGCGCCACACATCTGGGCAAGGACGAGGATACCGCCCACACGACAGCAGATAGAGGTGTCGCCATCCTCGGCGTGCGCAATGATGCGGACGGCACGCCGGCGTATGAAGCCTCAGGTGCCGATGGTCGCTATGCCATGATGGCGCTGGACCGCTATGGCGCGGTGATGAACACCGGGCAGCATCCGACACAGTGGACCTATCACGAGGACTCGTCGAGCGCGCTCACGGATACAACCGTTCATGCCTCATGTGGAACGGGCCAGTTCAACTACATCACCGACATCGTTTTTTCGACGAATGCTGCCACCGCCGCCAGCATCAAGATCGAAGACAGTACGACGACGACGATCCTCGGGCCGTACTATCTCGAGGCGGTTGCCGGCCGCGGCTTAGCCATATCTTTTACGACGCCTAAAAAACAAACAAACTCCGCAACTTTAATCTCGGTGACCACGACTGGCGCGATTGCACACGGCCTAGATATTCAAGGGTTCTGCGCACCGTAGGATTATGGCTTTTGCTGAAGAATGGAACACAGAGGGACCGAAAACCGGAACCTTACTAAATCCGATAGCGACGAATACCATCCTTGCGGCGAGCGGCTCATTGGCAGGCCGAAAGAAACTGATTGTGTTGTTGTCGGCGTCCGTTGCTGCCCTCGTTGAACTGCGCATATTTGCCGAGGACGATGTGTGGACGCAGCAGCAAGTGTTCGTGGCCGCCGGACAGCCGATCGTCATCGATCTCTCCGCTATCCCGGTGACGTTTGAAGATCCTTCGCATGTCGATGTGATCAACTGCGCGTCACTCGTGGGAACCGTTCAGGCGAGCATACTAGTGGAGCCGAACGCATGAAAAAGATACTGTTCCTGATTTTGCTGTTGGCCGCTCGTTTAGACGCGGCGGTTGCATTCAAAAGCGTCGGATCCATTGTAGGGAACGCGACGACGACGACGCTGAATATCGTGTCTCCGGGCACGGGCTATGCAACCAACGACATTCTAATCGCGGCCATCAACGGAAAGGATAACCTGCAGATTACCGCGCCAGGCGCCCAGGGGAACATGGGCGCGTGGACGATCTTTGCCGAGGGCAACAATACCGCGAATCAGAGATTCACGCTCGCCTGCGCCCGCGCCACGGGCGACGATGCAGACGGCGATACGTTTGGTTTCACGAAATCAACGGATAACAATCTACTGTTCGCTGGAGTCATCAGCCAATGGTCTGGAGCATTGACAACGGGCACCTGCGCGGATGCTTTGGATGCAACAGCGGAATCGATCAGCAATAACGCCTCAGCGGATGACGTCACCTATGCCACTTTTGATCCAACAGAAACAAATGCCTTTGTCGTTGCTATTGGATTTTACAACGAGGATCTAACAACGGCCGGTTCGATATCTGGGACTGATCCGACATATACGAATCGATGGGATCTGGAAGTGCCTACCGGTACGGACTGTTCCATCTTTGGCTACTCGGGTGCCAGTAGTGGGGCCGCGACGGGAAGCCGGACGCACTCTACTACTTCAACCGTCGATGCGATCAACATCGGAGTCCAGTTTGGATTTAAGGAAGCCCCTCCGACAGCTGGCGTCGGCTGGTTCGGAGCGGGTTGGCAATAATGAAGCGTATCGCTGCCACAGTCGTGCTGCTGTTCCTCGGCGCCGTCCTCGCCGAGGCCGCCTGCACGGGGTCCAGCCCGACGTGGACGACGACGCCGGACCGCGCGAGCTTCCAGCAGTGCGTCACAGATGCCAGTCCGAACGATACAGTGCATGTGTCTTCTGGCGCACCGGAAGTATGGTCGACGCCAGTATCGATCACGAAGCCGTTGAAGATTCTGGGTGCGGGCGTCGGGCAGACGGTTATTCAGGACGGCACGAGCGCACAAAATGGCCTACTGGTGTGGACGCTCACCGACAATGCCACACACGAACTCGCCTATATTGAATTTGAGAATGGCGGCCGGTCCACATTCAACTTCAACGGCGTCATTCGTTTCAACGGTGATGGCGCAGCGGACAGCGGCGGCGGGAATATTCAATCGACCGTCATCGTCCACCATAACGAATTTGATCACCTGGAAGGCATTAGCGTTTGGACCACAAATGCACTCGGTGTCTTCTATGAAAATATCTTTCGCCTGACCGCAACAGGCTCCGCGCATCAAGCTTTCGCGACACATCAGCCGGACTGGAAGGGTGTCGACACAATCCCCGCCATCAATGGCGGCGATAATTCCTGGTTCGACGGTGTCACGTGGGGCGGTCCGCAATTTCTATTCATCGAAACGAATACCATCATCCATGACGGCCAAGGCCGAGCTTGCCTGGATGGCACGGACGGCCAGCGTGTCGTCTGGCGGTTCAACATCATTACCGGCTGCAACTTCGTCACGCATGGCACGGACTCCGGCGGTCGGCGTCGTGGCGGCCGAGCGTTCGAGGTCTACAAAAACCTGAATTGGGATCTCAAGAACGGCGACCCGCAGTTCGTGCTCCTTCGCAGTGGTTCCGCTCTAGTGTGGGGGAATACGGGCACGAACTTTTCAGGCGCGGGAAATGGCTCACCTGTCCAACTGGATCCGTACCGGCCGACCGCCGACTTTGGTCCGTGGGACTATGCGAGCGGCAAAGGCAAATGGGACCACAACGATCCAGGCAGTCCCTTCGATGTGAGCGCGGAATGTCCAAGCCGGACTTGCGCGGTCGACTCGGTTGGAACTCTTAGTGTCACCGTCGATAATGCGAACTTCGGCGACCTGACGAACTATGTCATTCGTAAGCTGTCTCCATCCGGCGCGGATACGTGTCCAACTCGTAAAGACAAGGTCAATTGTCACTCGATCATCACATCGAACACTGGCACGACGCTCACCTTTGCGAACTCTGGCGGCCAGGGCGCGAACATGGTATTCAGCCCAGGCGACACCTTCGAAATCAACAAGCTTCGTGAAACCCTGGATCAGCCCGGCCGGGGCGCGACGACCGCTCTGATTACCGGGGGCGATGCAAACACGCAGCCCCCTGTACCGGCGGGCTGGACCGAAGGTGGTGACAATCAGGAAGACTTTCCGGTCCTGCAGTGGCTGAACACGGGCGAAGGCGGCGCCAACATCCTCACAAACAATTCTGCGCCATCCGTGACGCGAAAAAATGAGCACTATTTAGACTACGATTCATCACTGACGTTCGACGGAACGATCGCGGCCAATCGCAGCAGCATCGGTGTCGGCACAATTGGCGCCAGACCGAAGACGTGCACCACGGGCGTCATGTATTGGGCGACTGATGAAGGTGAATGGTGGGCGGCGAATGCTGGCGCCGATGGCCGGATGTACAAATGCACGGCGACGGATATGTGGACGCTCTTCTACACGCCGTACACCTATCCGCACCCACTAACGAGCAACCCACAGTTGAACCTGGAAGGCCTGACGCCGAACACTGGCGCACAGAATACGACGACGAACAATGCCGCTCTGACGGGCCTCGGCTTCCTGGGGTCAGACATGGGAGCTTCGACCCAGGTGACCGCAACCAAATCCGGCGGAAGTGGCGTCACCATCTCTGATCTACAGATTGCCTCGGACAGTGCGCTCACCGTGGATATCGCTGCGACTGCGGGCGCGACCCTCGGCGATTGGGATATCAAAGTTGTGACGGATAGCGGAACAAAGACCAGCAACCCGCTGCCGTTCACGATCACGGGGCCAGCGGGGCCGTCGGTGACTTCGATCTCACCGACAACGGGCCTGCGCGGCAATGCACCGGTGATCACTATCAACGGAACCGATCTCGACGGAATGAGTCCGAGCGTTTCGGTTAGCGGGTCCGGCGTCAGCGCTGGAAGCGTGAACGTCATCAGCGGAACGGTTGCTGAAGTCACTTTGACGCTGACCACGACAGCCGCGCCAGGCGTGCGCACTCTGACGTATACGACAGCAGCCGGATCAGACACCATAGACTTCGTCGTCACGCCGAACCAGCTCGGGCGCGGAAGAATCCTGCGTTAAATGCTGCTCTTACTATTCGGTCAATCCGGTAGCGTTCTCACTTCTACCGTTACCGTCACGACGTCCTTTGTTGGGGCGGCGATTGCAGCAGGAGAAGTCAGTACTACCGTTCCGGCAGCGACCTCGCTTGTTGGGGCAGCGATCGCGACGGGTGGATTCGCGGCAACCGCTCCAGCCGATACGAGCCTGGTCGGCGCCGCAATCGCGAGCGGCGTTCTCCAAACGACGGGGGCAATCGATACCGCTCTCGTCGGGGCGGCGATCGCGGCCGGCGTGTTCACGACGACGGTTCCAGCGACAACCGGATTTGTCGGCAGTTCGATTGCCACGGCGACATTCACGGCAACGGTTCCGGCCACGGCCGCTTTCGTCGGGAGTTCGATTGTCGCAGGGATTTTCGCGACGACGGTTCCAGCATCGACCGCGCTCGTCGGCTTCAGCTTCAGCATCGGAAGTTTCAGTGCGACCGTTCCGGCCGTCACGTCCTTCATTGGTGCAACTGCAACCGAGAATGGCGTACTCACAACAACGGTTCCCGCAATAACGAACTGGATCGGCGCGGCGATTCTTCCGCCGCAGCCGCCGATCGAAGCCCAGCTGGCGATCACGCGCCTCGTCGAGTCCACCTTAGCGATCGAGGGGCTCATCGAGAGCGAATTGGAACTCGTCAGTTAAACGATAATGCATAGCATCCTTCGCAAGAATGCGTCCGGCATCATCATCCGCGTGCAAATTGTCGAAAGCGGAACCGATATGCCGGTCGACGTCAGCCTAGCCGCAACCAAGCAAATCCGATTCACCAAACCGGACGGCACGACGGTCACGAAAACCGCCACGTTTACGACGAATGGCGTTGACGGAAAAATCGAGTATGCGGTCGAAGTCGCGTTTCTCGACCAGTCTGGTTTTTGGACGTATGAGGGCTTTATCGCATTTGCCGCCGGCTTCAGCGGCCCAACGAGCGAAACCGAATATTTCGAGGTACGGGACTGAATGGCACTCAATGCGAACGCACTTCTCGCCATGCCGGAAGCGAAGAGTTATCTAAAAATCACTTCCGAGGAAACCGATTCCGTCATTGAGCGCATGATCAACTCGCTTTCGACAGAGTTCGAAACGGCCACAGGCCGCAAGGTCAAGCAGCAAACCTTAACGGATTATCGAATCGACGGGAACGGTGAATGCTCGATACTCCTGCCGTTTGTTCCGGTCCAAGCGGTGACAAAGGTCGATATTCGTTACCGCGACGAGACGGTCTATAAAACCATCACCGACACGGCGAAGTTCGTGATTAAAGACAAACGGCTTGGCCTGTTCGGTCTGCTCGAAGATATCTTCCTTTGCGGCGAACGCAACATTCTGATCACGATGTCGGTGGGATTCCAGGCAGCCGATGTCGACTGGCCGACGTATCAAAAGCATTTCCTCGATCAGCTCACCTGGGACTATCAGGAATGGGACAAGAATATTACGGGCGTCACCTCGCGCTCGCTGCAGGACGGCAGCGTGCAATACCTGCCACGCAGCCGGTTCATTCCGAAGGTCCAGGAATTTTTAGAGTACTCGCGAGACAAACGGTTTCTCTTATAAATGGCAACTCCACAAGAAACCATCGAGGCCGCACTGCTCGCGGCCTTGCAAGCGATTAAAACGTCGACCGGATGGCGCACGACCGTTCAAACCGTCGAGTTTACCCATGACGAAGGTATCGACCTCAGCCGCGTCCAGACTCCAGCCGTTCTGATTTCGGTCGGCTCCGACTCCCCAGCGCGCGAAACATTCGGCGGCCAGGTCGGCAACGCCTTCGAGCGGCTATGGGCATGGACGCTGACACTCATACCGGGCGACTCCGTAAATCCGCGGAAGGCCGGCTATGACCTGCGCAACGACGTGGAGAAGGCTTTACTCACGAATCGCGAAGGCACGGACCTCGGAAAACGCCTACCGCTCGATCTCTCGATCGATCTCGTCGAGCCGTACAAGTTCGAGATGGTTGAAAATAGCATCGCTCAATTCCGCATGACGGTACTCATCAAGTATCTCGTCACGACGGCGGATATGTAAGGAGAGTCATGGACACAATCACGGTTGTTTATAGTGGCGGCTTTCCAGAGTTGATAACGGAAAACGGAATCCGCATCTTGCGCGGTAAGCCGGTCGCGCTACCGCGGGCGATGGCGGAAGCATTTCTCAGGGAGCGCCCGGAAGAATTCGAGAAAGTAGAGGACTGAATCCATGCCGAATGCAAAGGGATATAAATCATTCTTTGGCGCCGGCCGGCAGAGCACGCTCGGCACGGTCGTCGCGCGCACCGTCTTCTCGCGCTTCAACTCGGAATCAATCGAGGAAGTCAACCGGGTGATCAATTCCGCGCGCCTGGCACCGTCGCAGCAGGTCGTCGAACAGGGCCTGCGATTCTCGAACGGAGCGCTCGCCGTCGATGGCAACTATGAAGGCCTCGAGTATTTCTTCAAAGATCTTTTCGGCCAGGACACCATCACCACGCCGGGCGGCGCGACGAATGCGCGTCTGCATACCTTCGCGCTCACCGACGATTTGCCGAGTCCTGGAGCATCGGTCGAGATCAACAAGGGCGGCTTGCAATCCCACCTCTATTCGGACATGAAAATTCGCAGGGGTGGCTTTTCGATTCGCGCGAATTCTCTCCTGCAATGCGACTTCGAGTATATCGGCCGTATTGAAACCTTAGTGTCTGCAAGCACGCCTACGTATCCGGCCCTTCTGCCGATCGGTAGCGCGCAGCTCGTCGTGCAGATCGACGCGGTCACGGTCGGGATCAACTCCTTCGATTTCTCCCTCGATAATCAACTCTCAGGAGAAGACCGGCCCGATGCTGCCGGGCGCGACATCAAAGAGCCGGAGCGCACCGCCGTCCGCTTGGTGGAAGGCGTGATTGAACTCGACTACGATTCGACCACGCAATACAACAAGTTCAAGAACGCTACCGACGCCGCGATTACGGCCACTTGGACTGGTGCCCTTATCGAAAGCGGCCAGAACTTCTCGCTCGCCTTTAGCTTTCCTCGGGTGCGCTTCAGCGGCCAAACTCCGACGGCCGGCAGTCCGGGCGTCCTGCCGCTGCGGCTGCCGTTCCGGGCCTATGAAACGGCGGTCGGACTGGCGAACGAAATGAGCGCGACGATGAAAAATCGCATAACGACGGTGATCTAAAGCAATGTTCGATATCGAATGGAAAATCGATTTCAGCCAAGCGGGCAATCTGAATCAACTGACCAGAGATATCCGCGCCGCAGAACTGGCCGCCGCTCGGGACGTCGCTCGAACCATTACCATTCCAGCGATGCGCGGGGCCCTGTCGTTTCAAGGACCAAAGGCGCCGGTCGGCATGTTGGGCACGCGAACCGGGCGGACGCGCGCCCAGATCAAAGCGAAGTTTTGGGTCGAGCGACATAGCGGCCTAGTGAACGGTTCCATCAAGGTTCGCGGCGACCGGGCGCATATCGCACGATTCGGCGAGACCGGCACCAGGCATCAACCGGCACGGA